TGGTGTAAAGGGTTATAGTGATCGTGCTGCCATGCTTAAGAGTGCTGAAAAAGATGGACGTTTGAAATCGTGAGTCTTGCAAAATATATTAATATTATTGAAAGAGTCAATATAGATGACCCAAGTAGTTATAAAACACCTGTTCCTATTAAAGATTTAGGTGATGGATTTCAAACCGTAGATCATAATGGTCAAAAAGGTGTTAGGGATACACAAACTGGCAAACTTATTTTAATCAGTAATAAAGTACCTGATACTTTTAATCTAACGGTTATACAGGATGGTCAGGAACAAACACAATATGGTTTACGTTGGGAAGAGTTAGGACCAGCAACACAAAAAGCCTTAAGACAAATAGGTGCAGGTTGGGTTCAAGAAACTTATAAAAGTAGTGAGCAGGTACGCAGTATTGTTGAGCGTATGATGGAAGATGCTCGTGTTCCACAAAAACCAAGACAAGGTCCACTACGCCCACAAACAGGTGCGGGCAAACATAGGGATAAAAAGAAGGAACAGAAACAGGGTAAGGATAAACATAAAAAGCCTTTTATGGAGCAAGGCAACGATACAGGTCATACTACTCAAAGATATCAAGCGGGTCCTATAGATATGCAGGTCACTAAAGATCCTAAAGGAAATGTAGTTGGAAATAATAGCACATATAGAGTGAGTCGTGACGCAACAATGAAAATACAAAAGCCTATAGGATCACAAATCACTACAACCACAGGCCAAGCAAATACACCTGATGCTCAAAAAGATGTTGATGATCTACTAAGTCCTCAAGGTGTTGCCCAACGTAGGAAACTAGATCCAGCACAATTCGCTAAGTTTCAGCAAGGTGTGGCGGAAGGCGTTGGCGGATGGTCGGGACCATTGTATGACCCTGCTCTACAAGGCAATGGTAAGAAACAACGATATGAAATGATGTTCAAAAACGGACAAGTAAAGCGATTTAGTGCCATGAATGATAATGAGGCAAGAAAGATTGCTGCTGGGCACGGTGCCAAGAGTGTTATCAAGATGAAAGGAAATGTTCCCGGTGACAAAATAGCAGAGCAAGGTGTGGCGGAAGGCGCTAAATGGCGTAAACACCCAGATGCATATGATGTAGATGATGAGGGTAATAAAACACCTCGTAATCCTAATAGTCCTAAGTTTGGTTACGATCCGCTTCAACGCAGAGCAGATACAGCAAATGATGCTAAAACTTCTAGAGGCAAAACGGCAGCACTAAAAACTTCATTGAAAATGGCTCAAGGAAACAAAGGTGTGGCGGAAGGCAGTGGAGCAAAATATAAAGAATTAACACCACAACAGAAGTTTAAAAACTCTATGAAACGTGCCGGATATGATATGGATGCTGGTGCTAAAAGATTACAAGATTTACTAGACAAGCAGAAAAAAGAGCGTGAAGAAAAAGAAAAGAAAGATATGACGGAAGGCAGAAGGGATAGAGACGGTGGGTGGGATGGTACTAGAGGTTGGGAGGAAAGAAATCCACTATACAGTAGAGAAGAAGAACCACAACCCCGTGCTCAAACCCGTGACGATGACGAGCCCAAGATGAGCCTTGCTGATCTAGCCAAAAAACAAATGCGTGATCAGGAAGGTAAACCAAAAGTGAAACGTGACCCGCCTGGAACAAAATCACTAGGTGGTGGATTTAAGGTACATTTTGAAGCAATCCAGCGTGATCTAAAACTTCCTGATAGTTACTACCTACAACTGAGCA